TGCACCTCAAAACGATGTTCTAAAGGTTTTGCCATCAGGTACTATTATTCCTCCTGCTAATTCAATACCAACTGACAATGTTGATGTTGTTTCATACGTTAAAGATGGTGTGACACATAATATTGATACTAAGAATGTTACTTCAAGCTATACAGGTTCATTTGGTGGTCAATCTCAATCGGGTGTTTTAATGTCAACGCCCACTGGTTCTGCAACTGTTAAAACTGCCTCAGTATCTCAAATTGGTACTTCAGGCGGTCAGCCTGTAAATCAAATTAAAACATCTTCGGGTACTTTTTCGGGTTCTTCTTTATCGCCTCAAATTGGTACAAATACTCAGTATCAAACTGGTACATCCGAAGAGGTCACTCAGTCGCCACCTGTCATTGATTCGGGTACTGGTACTGGTATTGGTTCAGGCTCTTGCGGTTCGTTTGCTTGTGAATCAACTGCTTTGCAAAGTCTTGAAAAGCTCAAGCAAATTAATGAGGCTCAGAAGGTAAGTTCTGAGCAGTTCGGCTCTGTTCAATCAAATTTTAATGCACTTGGTTCTTCTGTTGATTCTCAAATGGCTGATTTAATCACTCAGTTCAACGGCTCAGGTTATCACGATGCTTTGCAATCTGCTTTTGGCTCTATCTTGCCTGTTTCCCCATTTGAGAAGATTTATGCAAGTTCAAATCAGTCATGCGTTTTTAACTTCACACTTTTTAATCATGAATACCATTTATCTATGTGTGAGGCTTTGCCATTTTTGCATCCTGCCTTAGCTTTTATCCTTCAATTTGGTTTAGCGATATTTGTATTGAATCTCGTTTTTGAGCGTCCGAGAGGTTAATTATGTGGTATGTCGTACTAGGTGATTTAGCCGTTAAAGTTGTTAGTTTTTTTATGCTCAAAGGCTTTAAACGTGCCGCAATCATAATTACTGGCATTATGTTTATCGTTGGTTTGTTTGTTGCCTTCGTTGCTTCATCTTACGCAATTCTAAATTTATTACTTGATGTTATGCCTAACGGTGTTGGTTTTGGTCTTTCCTTGTTGCCTTCTTCAACGCCTGCTTATATTTCTAGCTATTTAACTATTCTTTCAGCTAAACGCCTCTTTGAGTGGTCAAAAATGTTTAGCCGTGATTTCTATCGCGCACTAGCTAAAGACTAATGGCAAATTGGACTTTGACAGGTGGACTTGGCTCTGGCAAGTCCATCATAGCTGTTGGCAAGTTAAAAGATTTCATGCTTGCTGGTAGACCTTGTGCTGGCAATATTGATTTCTATCCTGAAAAATGCCTGCCATTTAATAATAAATCTATTTATTTGCGTTTGCCTGATTTTCCTAGTTCATCTGATTTATGGAATCTAGGCAGGGCTTCACAATCAAAGGATGAAAAGACCTTTGGTATTTTGGTTCTTGACGAATTGGCTGTTTTTCTTAACTCGCGTGATTGGTCAAGCAAGGGTAGGGAAGAGTTTATTAAGTATTTACGCCATGTTCGCAAACAACACTGGCACACTCTTTTCATTACTCAGGACTTGGAATCTTTAGATAAACAAGCTCGCATTGCGCTTGTTGAGCATAAGGCTGTTTGTTCTCGTACTGATAGATTGCCAATACCATTAATTGGTGGCTTATTAAAGCTATTTGGCGTTGCGCGTATGTTGCCACGTATACATATTGCCATTGTTAAATATGGCACATCAGATAAAGCTCGTAAAGTTGACACTTGGACTTATTACGGCAAATCCCATTTTGACGCTTATGACACTGACCAAATTTTCACTGATGCCGAAGAACGTGACACTGTTCTTTACGGCTATAAATACATCACTGAGCAAACTAAAAAATTCGGTTTTATCACACAAAACCATTACACAAAACTTACTGTTGAATATCCTGCAAAGGTAACTGGTGCATTTAGTACCTTATCAGCTTGGCACGTTAAAGGCAGGTATTTAACAAAATGGTCATATTACAAATATTTAATAATCTTGTTTTTTCTCATATTTGTACTTCTCTACGGTTTGTTTGTTTTTTTCTTTGTTAAAGAACCCATCATACAAAAAGTTGAATTAAATAAACCTGTTCAAACTGTTTCCTATGAACCTGTTATTGGTTCTCCAGTGAATAGCTTTTTCTTTGATGGTGTTTCTTACCACTTAAAACTTGATGATGGTACTTACGCTTTAACTGTTTCTCGTGAGGTTTCTAATTTGGGTTATGTTTTTAATGTTGGAGGTGTTAATCATGTTTATAAGGGCATTTAGCTTTTTGCTTTTGTTTTTCTCTTGTTCTGCTTTTGCAGTTACCCTTGAATTTAACAATCTACCAATAAAAGAAGTTTCACACGTTTTCTTCAAAACCATACTAAAAAAAGACTTCATACTATCTAATGATTTAATTCAAGATAATCGCCTTGTTACTATTTCAGTTAAAGACATTCCACAAAAAAGCCTAGTTTCAGATTTAACCAACATTCTAAAATCTCAGGGCATTGCGATAACTGAAAAAAACAACATTTTCTACCTTGATTTAATCAAACAAAACGAAGCGATAAACCAAATACAATCAAAGCTTGATAATCCAAAAACAGAGCAGGGCGCGTCATTACCTGATTTTGAAAACCTACGCATTTATAAGCCTCTTTATCAACCAGTGGCAAACTTATTGCCTCTTTTCTCCTCGATTAAAATAACGCCTAATCACTCAGCAGAGAGTGAATCTATTATTTTTGAGGCTAATGAAGATATTTATCAAAAGTTACTAACGCTGCTTAACCTCATTGATAAACCTAACAATCAACTACTTGTTCAGGCTTATTTATATGAATTTAGCCAAACTGAAACAACCGCCAATGGTTTTAATGTTGCCTTAAATCTTCTTAATTCAAAATTTAACATTAACCTTACTTCACCTAAATTTGCTAACACCTTAACGGCTACTTTTAAAGATTTTCAGGCTGTAATATCTGCTCTTGATACTGATTCTCGCTTCACTGTTGTGAGTAGTCCAACATTAAGACTAACTAACGGTAAACTCTCTAAATTCAGCGTTGGCACTGAAACTCCTGTTCTTGGTGCTATTCAAAACAACGGTAACGGTATTAGTACCCAGTCTGTATCTTATCGCCCTAGTGGTGTCATTTTCGAAGTTAAACCCACCATACTAGAATCAACCATTCAACTTGAATTAACCCAGCAGGTATCAAACTTTGTTAAAACAACATCAGGTGTCAATGACACCCCCACCTTAATAAAACGTGAGATAAACACCTTTCTTAATGTCCGCGATGGCGACATTGTCATGATAGGTGGGCTTGCTGATTCTAAAGACTCAAAACAAAACTCAGGTCTTTCAATCCTTCCGTCATTCTTTAAATCTAAAAGCACTGATAAAAGCAAAACCGACATTTTCTTGATACTTCAAGTTACTAAAATCTAATAGGGTGCTCAATATGAAAAACCTACTTAAAAAACTTTTCAGTTCTCAATTCCGAACCTCTGAAAGAATGCGAATTTATAACGAGAAAATGCACCAAAATCGCTTAATTGATAGGGCGTGTCACCAGTGCCACAGGTTTGATTTATGCCGTTTTAACTATGGTCAAACCTCACATAATCCTTACTTCATCAGGCATTTCTAACAAACTCAATAATGGGTATGGGGTGCAACCCCATGTAGACCATCATCAACGCCATGAGATTATTTTCACCGCGTCAACCATACCTCAACGCTCATCAAACTCACTTCGCGCCCTGTAGACAAGCGCCTTTTCAAATCTTCACGGTATGTTTTTTGCTCTCATTCATCAAAAAATTAAACCTATAAAAAATCCATAAATTTAGAATAATGATAAAAAACACTGTTAAAACAACGCCAAATTCAAAACCGTACGCCGAAATTAAAGATTCTGAGCAGTATTTCAACACTCTGAATATTATTGTGCTTCCAAGCATAATTAAAATATTTATGCCTAATAGGCTCAATACAGCCAAATATCCTAATCCTTTTTCGTCATTTGGTTGCATACAACCAATCCAATCAAAAAATAGCCAAATATTGCACTAGCTGCAATATTTATTCCATGAATAGCGGTTTCAATCCTCAAGCTAATATTGATTTGCCTGACTGGTCTCGCTTACTTTCTAACTATTACTGGCGTATTAGGTTTGAAAGTAGAGATAAAGCTAAATTAAGAAAATACTACAGATATGTAGCTAAAGAAAAACTAAGACTTGCTGAATCGGGAATCGATCAACAATTAATTAATGCGGTGTGTAGATACTTGGCAAGCTTCAATGTCATTACTGGCAACAAACTTCAAAAGCTCCTCATGGTTCAAAGTCCGCAACTGGCCTTTGACTTCTAATAATTCTGTGTCGTTTGAATTTAACATAATATACATAGGTAAAGAACTTAAAGCCCACGCTCCTATTGGCTCATAGGGTAGGTGTGTCAAGTCTAATACTGACATTGCCCCAAAACCGCCAACACTCAACGTACTTAAAAACGCTACATTTCCAAAACCTGCTTGTTTAAGTGGTCGTTCATTCTCTCTGCTGTATTCAACTGCGATAATTGCCTCACCTAAGTCTAAATTCGCTAATTTGCACATTTCTATTACATGCTTATTGCTAGGCATGCTTATTTTCCCTCGCCAATTTCCTATCAACTGGTTAGCTATTCCTATGCTTTTTGATGTCTTGTAATCACTACCTGACACTTCTTTAACTTTGTCTAAAAACTCGTCTAAATTCCTCATTTTTGCCTCATACATAAAATATTTAATAACAAGTGCATTATTTGCTAAATAATCTATTGACACAATACACATAAATTATGTATTGTTCGTTCAACACATAATTTATGTATCAACCAACAAAGATTTCGCTAGTGTTCCGACGTGTTGGCGTCACCCTCAACTGTCCTTTTGGTTGAATGGAAGGGTAAAAGAACACTAGCACCTTAACCAACATTGAGGCTCAAAAAATGAAAGTTTTAAATAGAATTACCAACATCACCGAAAAAGATAGTGAGTTTGATAACCTCCAAAAATTCATATCTGATTTAACCGTTTTATACAATTTACACCTGAATCCTTATGAGTATTTGGGTCGTATTTTATTTATTGCATATCGAAATTGTTTTTTTGTTCAGACTTTTAACTCTGACATTGGCAATGTTTATATCACTTTTAACAATGGTGAAGATGGCGATAACTACCGTTCTTTACGTCTTGAGATTTCTCTCTAGTCATGAAAAAACTTAACCCAAAACAAATGACATATTCACAAATAAGTGAAGTGGGGCGTGTTACACCTCATGACCTACAGTTATTTGAGAAAAAACAAAATGCGGAAATAAAAACTTATCTTCAAAGTCCTAAAGCATTTGACGCTTATCTAAAATCTAAGCCTCATCACTCGCTTGAGATTTATTCAGATGGTGGTCAAGTCAAGTTTGTGCAACCTTCTATTAAATCAAAACAGAATATTTGCATACATGATTTTTTAAACTTCACTTGCAATGAAGAATCATACAACCGCGATATTGTTATAACTGACGCTGATTTAATCCTTCAAGCTAGTTCAATTATTAAATCAATATTTGGTTTTGGTATTTCAGTCATACGTGCATCAGGTGCTTTTTTCTACACTCGTTCTTATGAGCTTGGCGACAACTACGGCTTAGTCTGTCATGGTGGGCAAAATTCCACCCTTTTAGTATCAATTAACGGTACGGGCTTAAGTCAAGCAACACCAAATTGGGAAGTTCGTTTATATCGCTTTTTACAGTCTGCCATTCAACCATCAATTACTCGCGTTGACTTGGCTCATGATATGTTTGATGCGCCTTTGTTCACTGTTGACCACTATTTACGCGAATATGAAAAAGCCAAATTCACAAATTACTCAAAAGCCCCTAAAGTCGGTCAGGCTGGCAACTGGTTAACTGCTAATGATGATGGTCGAACCCTTTATATCGGTAAACGTACCAATGGCTTATTTTGCAGAATCTATGAAAAAGGTCTGCAACTAAAATCTAAAGAAAAGCCAACTTGGGTGCGAATTGAAGTTGAGCTAAAAAGCGTTGATAGGATTATCCCTCTCGAAGTTTTGTTATTTCCTGACCAATTTCTTGCAGGTTCTTTTCCTGCTTTCCGTTTCATTTCTCAGTCATTTAAGCGTATTCAAACTTATCAGCATGAGGTTAAAGCCGACTTAATTCATCGTGAGAAATGGGCTAAGCGTCAAACAGGCGGATTTATTAAGCTACTTTCTGAGCTTGGTTATTCACCTGATGAAATTATCAAAATGCTTGAGGGCGATAAAGTCCCTAAACCGTTTCAAAAGAAATTCCTAGAAAACTCAAAACAAAGCATTTGCGAAACTCCAGCTTCGCAGGATGCCAACACTAATCCGCTGGATGATTTTTTAAACAATGATGAGGTATAAAAATGCAAGGTCAATTAATAGTTCACGGTCAAAAACAATACGAGGGTACTCCCGAAGCTGGTGGTCAATCATACGACCATACAAAGCTCATTGTCACTTTACCTTTTCCACGCAATCGTGCTGATTCTGCTCAGGGTGCTGACGCTAAAGAGTTGCCATACGGTACTCACAAAAACTTTGAGAAATTAAAGCCTTTTTTCGATAAAAATCCAAAGGCTATTTTGGCTATTGATTGCGAATATGAACCTGTAACCAATGGTCTTGAGATTTATGAAATTAACAAGATTACAGAAATGCAACTCGTTCCTGTATCTCAACCTAAGCAATAAATCATGCTTATCGAAGTCTTTATTATTCAGTGTCAATCAACTGGTGAGTTCCTAACTCCTATGATGAATTACACGCATAACCTCAATAAGGCTGGTTATTTATTTAATCGTCAAGCCGCTGTTGATACTGCTATGTCTGAATTAAATTTTGACTTCGTTATTTACTCGTTTTACAAGCGTGAAGCCGATTTGCCCGCATCACACGGGGGTGGCAGTTTATCTGCCCCCCCCATGTAATACGGGGGGATGAATCCAAAACGGTGTTAAGAGGGGTTAGTTTTCATGAATAAACATTTGATACCTGCTGGAATACCTCAAAAACCTGTTTTAAAACATTATGTTTTTTTAATTGGTCGTTTTCATCAGGTTGTTGTGATTGATTTCTTTGAGGCAACTGCGAGGCTTCAAGTTGAGGCTAAGTATTCAAAATTCTCTATTCAACTTTTGAGGGTGGTTTAAATGGACATTCAACTTTCTACATTAGCTGTTGAAGACATCATTATTTTATGTGCAATTTTTTTTGCTTGTGTATTGGGTTTGGGTCACGGCATAACGATGGGGAAGGGTAGTAAATGACTATATCTGAATTATTTAAATGGTTATTTATTGGATACTCCGCTTCATTCGTTTTAGGTTTTTTAATAAGTTCTGTTAAGTCATATTTTAACGATTTATTAAATTAAGGTTTTAGTCGAAAGGCTAAAAAATCTAGGGGTACTGTTCCCTAGTCTGAACGCCTCAGTTAAGGCGGTTTTTTAATTGGAGTAATAAAAATGTATCAATCATTCAAAGAGAAAGCAAATCGTGTTGCTAATTTAATTGACGGTGCAACTGGCAAAGTAATTGGTGTTGTTGGTGGTTTGGCAGTTTCTGCTCATGCCTCAGCCACTTCAATGATTCCAGTAGGCACTTTAACCACTGTGACAACTGACGCTGTTGACACTGTTAAAGACTTAGCAATTCAAGGTTTACCACTTGTTACAGGTATCGCTCTAGCGTGGTTCATCGTATCAGGTGTTAAAAAACTTCTTTCAAAAGGCGGTATTAACTAATTAATTTTAGTTAACTGGAAAGCAAACAACATGAAAAAAACACTAACCAATCTTCTTAGTTTTTCACTGTTCGCATTGCTTTCCAGTTTTTCTTTATTTGCAAACTCTGCAACTTTTACAACTGATACATTTGGTTGTCCTGATGGTCAGTATATTGTGAATCCAAATCAACAAATATATATTGTTGGTTCTGCATCTGTATGCACTTTAACAACCTTCCCATCTAGTAACGCTCCAAAATGTTATACCGCTGGCTCTTGCCGTACCTCATCTTCATCAACCACGTATTACTCACCTACACGTCTAGGTGTATTTGTTGCTGGCACTGCGTTAGCAAATGCAACTCTTAAATGCCCAGCTAACTCAACTTTAAGCGGTTCAACCTGTACTCCAAATGCTGGTTTTTCTGCCGTTAACACTGACACATCAGCCAATGGTGGCAAAGGTTCATGGTCTGTCGTTCCTGCTGGTCAGGAATGCCAAAACACTACTCAGGTTTACAACTCAACAAATGGCATTTGCGGTTCTGTCACTGAAAATACTCAGTGTCCTGCTGATAAGCCTTTTTTAAGATTTAAGCATCCTAATACATATTATTGTCATGCAACCGATGCGGCTGGTGATTTTTCAGATGTTGGTCTTTTAACAACTTTAACTGGTTCTGCTGCTGTTGTTATGTCAGGTGCTTTTTCTTCTATTGCCGCTTGTGTTGCAACTGTTGTCTGTGGTCTTGGCTTGGCTTTGGTTGCTACTGGTTCTATTTTAACTGGCTTTGAATATTTTAGCGGTGACGCTCCTATTCCTGCTTCATCATCACCGGGCGTTATGCAAGTTGTTTTTAATCCTAATAGCCC